GTTAGAAGAAATGGCTTACAGAATCGAAGAGATGGAAAAGAAGATGATGAAGATGGAAGAAGCAATGATGCCTCCTGTTGACTCTATGGTTGATGAGGAAGTTGCAATGGAAGAAGAAGAGTTACCTAAATTAGATGGTGCTCCAACAGACGAAGCAGTTAAATTCTCAACTGAATTGAACAGAAAAAATTATGGTAAGAAATCAAAAGACGCACAATCTTCTTTCTTATCTAAACTTTATAAATAAATTAATAAACTCATTTAAATTAAAAAAATGAAAGCAAGACAAAATTTCGCACTTCCTACTGTGACGACTACTTACGCAGGTGAGGCAGCAGCAGGATACATCGCAGCAGCGTTGTTAAGTGCAAACACTTTGGATAAGAAGCTTGTAACTATCATGCCAAACGTGAAGTTCAAATCTGTAATCCAAAAATTAGACGTGAGTGGTATCACACAAGATGCATCATGTGATTTCGTAACTTCAGGTAGCGTAGCTATTTCTGAGCAAGTTTTAACTCCAAAAGAGTTACAAGTTAACTTACTATTATGTAAGCAAGAATTCGTAGATTCATGGGAAGCTTTACAATTAGGTTTCTCTGCATTCGATGAAATTCCAAAGAACTTCAACGATTTCTTAATCTCTTATGTAGGTGGTAAAGTAGCAGAAGCAACAGAAGAATCAATCTGGAAAGGTGTTAACTCAACTAACGGACAATTCGGTGGTTTCCAAACAGCATTCTCTGCATCAATTGCAGCGGGTGGTGCAACTGCAGTATTAGCAGCTAAGAGTGGTTCAATCGTAATTTCTGGAAGTGTAACTTCTGCAAATGTAATCGACAAATTAAATTCAGTTGTAAACACTATCCCTGATACTGTTTATGGTAAGCCTGATGTATTGTTGTATGTTGCTACTGATGTAGCTAAAGCATACCAACAAGCTTTAGCAGGTGGTGCTATCGGTGCAAACGGATGGAACAACCAAATGAACGTGGGTGAAAAACCTTTCAACTTCAATGGTATTGAGATTGTATGGTGTCCAGGTATGACTTCTTCTAAGATTGTTGCAGCTCAAAAATCAAACTTATTCTTCGGAACAGGTTTACTTTCTGACTACAATGAAGTGAAAGTATTAGATATGGCTAACATCGATGGTTCTCAAAATTACAGAATTGTAATGAGATACACAGGTGGTACTCAATTCGGTATTGGTCAAGATATCGTTTACTACGGAGCTTACTAATAAAAACTAATTAAAGGGTGGGTCTCAACACCCACCTTTTTTAATAACAAAACTAAAAAATTAATATATGCCTTGTTCATTAACTCTTGGAAGAAACGAAGTATGTAAAGAAAGCATCGGTGGTTTACAGGGTGTTTACTTTATCAATTTTACGACAGGTTCTTTCGCAGAAACAGCAGCTCAAACAGCAACTCCATCAGGATTGTTGACAGGTGTTCCTTCTGGCTCAATTTTGTATTACTACGAATTGAAAGGAACTAGTGCATATACTGAAACTGTTAACACTTCTAGAGAAAACGGAACTACATTCTTTTCACAAGAATTAACTCTAAACTTAAAGAAGTTAACAAACGAGATGACTACTCAATTAAAGCTTATGGCTTATGGTAGACCTCAAATAATCGTTTGGACTAACAATGGTGATGCGTTTTTAGTAGGTAAGAAAGAAGGTGCAGATATGACCGGTGGAACAATTCAAACAGGTGGAGCTTTAGGAGACCTTTACGGATACTCTTTAACTTTCACAGGTATGGAACAATTCCCTGCTCAATTCTTATCTGGAAGTACAACTGCTAACGCATTAGGTGGATTAACTGCAAACTACACAGTAGTTTATGGTTCAGCTGCATAACATCATTCGGTATAAACACTAAAAATATTAACCCTACTCTTCGGAGTGGGGTTTTTTTATTTAACGATTTTTATGTAAGTTGGTGTTTTTAATATATAAATCAAGATAATGCTAGCATATTACATATCTCAATCTAACTCATATACAATACGAACACAGTTAACTGGTAGTAATCAGTTTACAATGAGTTTAACGGATATGATGGGATTAAACACATTTACTGCTTCTATCACATCTGCTTCCTATACTCCATACGAAAGTTTACTATCGTTTACTGCAAGTATAAGTGGCACATTTGTTGCAGACGAATATCGTGCAGTATTATATAATCAATCAGGTAGTGCTTCGATTGATATTTGGAATGGTAGTTTGCAAGTATATGCATCTCAATCAATAGACAAATCGGTATACGAAACTCAAAATACACAATATGTTTCCCACGCTAGTGAGAACAAATATATTATAATGGACTAATATGAAAGGACAACAGAAATTTTCAATCGTTAATGTAAATAATAACTCTCTTCCAATTATACAGGAAGATACTAAAACTCGTTATCCATTCGTACCATTTGGTGTGTATGGTAATGACGACTTCTTTGACGCAGTTACTACTGCTTTCAATGTATCTACTACTAATGCAGCATCTATCGAAGGTATATCAGATTTAATATTTGGTAAAGGTTTGTATTCAAAGAACGAATTGTTCAATGAGACTTTACAAAAGATGATTCCGCAAGAAGAAGTTAAGAGAGTTGCATTTGACTTAAAATTATTTGGTAATGCAGCATTCCAAGTTTATTGGGATGATACACATACAAAGATTAAAAAGATGTACCATGTACCTGTTCAATTATTAAGAGCAGAGAAGTTGGGTTCATCACCAATGATTGAAAATTATTATTATTGTACTGACTGGAATGACCAAAGAAAGATAAGAGATAAAAAGAAAATACCTGCATTTGAAACCAGTAATGAAAAGATGGAAATACTTTACATCAAACATTATTGTCCAGGTCTTTACTACTACTCTTTACCAGATTGGGTTTCTGCTTTACAATTAGCAATGGCAGAAGGTGAGATATCAAATTTACACTTTAACAATATCGTTAATGGTTTCTTACCAGCGGTTATGTTAAACTTTAATAACGGAGTTCCTGCACCTGAAGAAAGACAAACTATCGAAGATTTAGTACAAGCTAAATTCACAGGTACGGATAACGCAGGTAGATTTATGTTATCATTTAACGACTCACCTGAAACTAAACCTACGATTGATGTAATTGATATCACAAACTTACATGAGAAGTATGACTATGTTGCAGAATACACACAAGATAGAATCCTTGTAGCACATAGAGTAACTAGTCCATTACTATTTGGTATCAGAACAAAGAACAATGGTTTTAGTTCACAATCAGAGGAAATGAAAACTGCATTTAGTATCTTACAAACAATGACTATTGCACCTTTCCAAAACATTATCTTAAATACTTTGGATTATGCATTAACTTGTGGTGGATATACAGATAGTGAATTATACTTTGAACAATTAACTCCATTAGTAATTCTATCTCAAACGGCAGAAGAAACTGGTAAAACAATTGACCAAGTAGAAGATGAAACGAATGATAGTATGGAAAATCCCGCAACAACAGAAGATGCTGCAGACCAAACACCATTAGAACCAATACCAGGCAAAGATGAATCATTAGAAAGATTTACAATGCCAACATCATTAAGTAAAGAATACGAAATATATAAAAAATAATTATGTCATACGCATTATTCATAAATAGAAACGATATCATAAAGAACTCTCCGTTGCAAGGTGCAATTGATGCAGATGCTTTATTGCCGTTTTGTAGAACTGCACAAGATAAATACTTAAAGAATTTATTAGGAACTGTCCTATTCGATTACTTACAAGCACAAATCACTGCAAACACTTTTAGTACTTTAAGTTCTTATTATCAAGACTTAATGGATGACCATATCAAATATACTTTATTGTGGTATGCATGTGTTGAATACATTCCTTTTAGTTCTGTTCAGTTCAAATCTAACGGAGCAGTTAAACAACAAAGTGAACAAGGTATAGCACCTTCTAAATCAGAAGTTGATTATCTTTTAAATAAAGCATTGAACAACGCAGATTACTACGCATTGAGATTACAGAATTACTTAATTGCATATTCTCAAAACATACCTCAATATTTAGAAACTGTTGGAAATCAAACTCAAATATATCCTGACCAAAGTAATCAATACTTCGGCGGAATACAATTATAATAACTATGGCTC